ATTTGAAAGTTAGCTCCAAACTTATGGATTCTTTCATGTCCTGCAACAAGCTCTTTACTTACCGACAAATAAAATGGTTCGGCAGTATTTCGTCTTATATATCGTTCTTCAATGACTGCTTTGGGTCGTGCCATAGTTCCTCTCCTATTTTTTCTTTTCTAGCCAAGCTGTTGTACCCATGTATGCACCGACAATACCCGCTCCACTAATGTAGAAAAGGTTACTGATGTCAGAGAGTGCTTCTACTCTCTCTAGGGGTACAAAGAACATAGCTGCAGTAAACGCACCCATGGCTATCAAGGTTGACCTTGCCATACGCAGTTGTGCCAGTTGTTTTCTTAAAGCTGTTTCTGTTTCTTTGATAGTTTTAACATGAGATAGTTCTTCATCACTCACAATACCATCGCCATCCTCATCGTATTCTTCATACTTACTTCCTTTCTGTAGTTTTTTCATAAGCTTCTTTTATCTCTTTAATAGTTCTAAAACAACCTAGACATATTCCTTTTTCGTCTAATCGACAAAGACCTATACATGGTGTGTTCATTGTTCTATCCTCTAATAGTTGGGCTTTTCCTACCCTTTGCAGCCCAGACAAAGTGAGGACAATGGTAGAATCCTTACACCTACGTAGCGTTCCTTTTTGCACGAATGACGCTTACTGATGTAACTAGTGAACAGATCCGAGTTTATCTAACTCAGCCTGTAATTCTTCATCACTGAGATCACCTGCATCTATATTAGTCTGTGTGACATCTTGTCTAGAAAGTTTTGGTGCTTGATATTCAGCAAGTATGCTGGCTACTTTTACTATTTGTTCTGAATCATCATCTTCCATAGCTCTTACTAAAACATAGTTAAGTGCTTCTATAGCATTTGGTGCATCGTCACCCATAGACTTCATAGCCATTATAGTGTTCTTTGCAAGTTCTCTTTGTTCTTTATTTTTTCTACGAGTCTCTAATCCTCTCAATCGATATTCATTAGCCATCTCTGAGGACTGTATTTTTTCTAGATTAGACAGAGACTTTTCACTGGGTTTTACAGCCATGTCGTTGTATCCTCCTGTATAGTTCCGATCTTATCTTTCCAAGATACAAGATCATTAGTTAATCTGTGTTGATGTGTTCTATATGCCTCAAATGCAATAGCTAAAGCCATAACAGTGTCATCATAGTTTCCTGCAAGAGCATTTGTACTCCCATTCTCAGCCGACACATATGTACGAAGTTCTGAGACAATAATATCACTGTGTATTTCTATATCGTGTTCTTCAATAGCTCTCTTAAGGTTACCTATAATCATTGGTTTAGTCGATATTGTTGTTCTAAATCCAGGTTTACTACCTTCATCATTGAGAAGTGTGGCTGCTTTAGTTTGATAGTATAGATTGACATAGTTCATTTGTTTTAATCTATTTAATGTGGCTATACCCAAGCTATTACTTTCTACAGCTAATAGTGCGTTGTTGAAATAGCGACCCAAGTAGAACAATATATCACCGAATACAGAAGGATCAATGTAATTATCTCTGAATAATGCACAAACTTCTCTCTCTTTATTAAGTATCACTGCTGTACTGTAGTCTTGACCCACCCCTAGAGAGACATCTGCTCCTATTATGAATCTATCTTCAAACTTTGGAGCTTTCCACATTTCAAGGTGACCATTTCGGTTATCTTCGAAGTAACTACTCTCATAATCAAAGGCTCTGGTGTAATCTGGTGCTTTAACTTCATACATTTGTACTATTTCTTGGTCAAAAACACTGTTACCAGTGACTAAAAAGGCTTCTTCGGCACTAGCTGGGTACTCTTGTATAAACTTTTTCTCCCCACTCTCACCTATTTTTAGCCTTCTCCAGTATAGTTGGTCATTATCTAGTGAATAGTTCTCAACAAGCTCTTCTTCTTCCTCTGTTAACTCAAATCCTTCAGGAGCTTTCCTACGATATTCTGGAGTTATATACCAAGGTAAGAAAATAGGTACGTATTCGTTGTCACCGTTTATCGCCCCTTGAAATAATCTAAAGAATTCTCCACTAGCTCCGTTAGCTGTGCTCTCTAGTATAACTTCCGTCTCGTTTTCCTGACTAATTCCTTGGAAGAGTCCAGCCAATATCTGTTCATCGAACTGCCAAAAGGCGACCTCGGATAAATGTGCGATTGTCGGAGTAGTTCCTCTGCCTGCTTCCTTTGCACCTGCTGTATATAACCTATAGCCGCTTTTATTATGTTCAAATAAGATCTCCTTTGCGTTACTTTTTTGTAGTGTTGGTGGTTCTTCCATATTATCTATGATATTTCGACTCATATTAAAGAGTGCATCTGAAGTGGCACTGTCATGTGCCATAACGACAGATCGAGTATAGGGAGTGAAGTATGTCTTCCAGAATACTCTCGCTGCACAGTATGTACTTATTCCTTGCTGACGAGCTTTGAGGACAATAGCTCTGACTTTTCCTGTCTTTGCTAGTTGAGCCTCTAGTTGTTTGTTTATCTCAACTTGAGCTGTGTTAAAAATGAATGGTACAAAGCCTTGTGAGGCGTTTTTAGTTATGATTCGTATTTGTTCTTTAGCGAATAGTTCAAAGTCTGACTTATATTGCTCTCTCTTTTTTCGCTTAAATAATTCTTTTGCTAATTCTAGCTTTCTTTTGTTATCCAATTTGGTATCCCCCTTGCCCTCTATAGAGATTTTCCTATAAGGTGGTGTTTAGCCTTTGTTTATGAATAAAAAAGATGTGGCGTGTATCATGTACCTGTTATATGATTTGTAACCCCCTAATTAGAAAGAGAGTGTTATGCTAAAATACAAAACTAGAGACGACTTAATCATAGAGAAAGAACGCAACATGGCTATTGCTGCTGAACAGTGGAAGGCTAAGATGTCTTGGAAGTTGAAAGCTAAGAGGCTATCTCAGTTAGTAAAAGATATGGAAGAGTCTGGAGACTTCAGTGACTCCTGTGCTTATCTACTTAGAGAATACAGAAAGGAGGTTTGGTCATGAGAAGATATATTGTACTCGAAGACGGAACAGTTAAGTTCTTAGACTAAAAGCCGAAACACAGGACATTCCTCCCTTTGGTCCTGTGTCATCGTGGTGTGAGAGACTACGATCCGATGATGGTATCTCAATTTAACGTTCTATGAAAGGAACACTAAATGACTACACAAAATAAAAGTTCTGTTATCCGTAATGTTAACTTCTACTATGCTAAGCTAGATAAGCCTGTATCACCATTTGGTACAGAGATCTACGATTTACAAGTAAGATTTCCTAAAGAAAGAATTCAGGAGATGTCTGCTTATGGTAAGGTTAGACAAGTAGAAGATGGTAATTATGCCATTAACATTACTAGAAAAGCAATGAATGCTAAGAAGCAAAAGACTCCAGTGAGAGTGGTTGATGGGAATAAGAATCCTATTAAAGATCTTATTGGAAATGGATCATTCGGTAATCTTATAGTATATCAATATGACTGGGCTGTATCAGGAAGAACTGGTAGAAAGACAGTATTGATTGCGGTTCAGGTTACGGATCTAATCAAGTATGTTCCAGAGACTGAAGCTGATTTCGATGTTATTGAAACACCAGCTAACGATAATGCTCCTTCAGCAGACTTCTAGTCGAAACATCCCTCTACGGAGGGGTGTCTGTATGGATTGGTTATTCATACACTGATGATGACAAACCACAAGAAAGGACATGTTATGATATCTGTAGAAACTATGAATGAGTATGCTGAAGATGCGTGTACTCATGGGTTATACGCTTCTGAAGTTGAAGAGAAGTACCAAGAATACTACATTGGTTATTTGCTTAATGTAGGAAGACAAGACTTAATCGATATTGAAAGGAAACAATAATGATAGCATTAGATGATATTAAGAACTTAACACCTCAAGAAAGACTCGAAGTATTTGCTAGAATTAACTCTAAAGATTTAGAGATGATTATGGATCTTTGTAGTGTTGAATTACAAGAAAGGTCACTTGTAGAAGACGATGATGCACTATTAGCTAAACAGACAGCAGAGGATAGACTCATATGGAAGTAACACTTAGCGTAACACTTGGAATAGTAATCTTTCTTATACTCTGGTTTTATATTTCGAGTATATTCTTAAAATAAATAACATTGACAGTACACCTCGATGCTCGCTTTGCTCGGTGGTAAGAGAGATTTAAGTACACTTCGATAAATATGGTCAAGTGTAACACTCATCACCACCTTGAGTGCATTCAAAATGCCTTTATAGTGACATTCCTAGTAACTTCTAGGCTCTTACGAGGGAAAGTTGGTGCAGGGTACTGTGAATGTATGTGAAAGGTAAACA